TTGTGGATCTATAAACACAGTATCGATACTGGCAACTGCAAAGTTATTTGTTAACTCACTTATGATTCGCGATCTAACATCTAACTGAGTTGCATCATCCACATCTGATTTAAATTTTGTTGACACATACACTCTACCATAAACAGGAGGATCGTTGTCTGCTCCACCCCAGGATGTAACATCATCGATGTATGATCCGTAGTTAGTTAAAATTTGTGCACTATAATCTTCAGCTGTCACCATTCGTCTTTGAGATGTAAAATATAAAGGAGCATTTTGTCTGATTGATTCTATGCCTTCTCTAAATGATCCACCAGCTGCAGCCGATGTAGTAGTACTTACAACATTAACACCACTTACTTGTGCTGTTGTTGAAAAGATACTTGCGCCATTAGCATCAGGTCCTTTTGTAGATAAGTAATCTATTACAATTTTATTACCTGCTTCTGGAGCTTTTCCTGTGCTTATACCATCTCCAAATATTACTTCATAATACCCGTTAGGTACTTCTTTGATTTGATAGTGCGTAGAAGCAGCAGTTATTCTAGTTGCTTCTTTAATGTTAGTGTAAGTATCAAAGGTAGAACCACCTGCATCATCAAATACTCTAACACGTATTGTAGTCGTATCCATAGTTAAATCAGGTATTACATAAATTTGTGAATCAGTTGTATCACCTACAAAGAATGTTTTTGTTTTTTCTATTCCTTCATAAATTGGAATATCTGATAAACCTTGAGATGTTTTAAATGTATATGTTCCTGACGAATTAGGCACTGCTGTGTATGCTTCTCTTGTTTGAAAAGTATAACTAACACTATCTATTGAAGTGGCGAATTGTGTATTTCTTGGTAAAGTAATAAGGCTCGGTCTGCTAGCATCTAATATAGTGATGGTGATTGCAAGTTTAGCTAGTGATGAAGCATAAGATCTTGGAACATAACCTAAAGCTTCTGCATGAGATATAATAGAACTTCTTAATTGTGCGGTATTTAGAAAACTTTCGTTAAGTGCAAAGTTAGTTGTCAATCCATTAAAGTGTGTATTGTAAGCTAATACATCTAGTATGTTACTTAAACCAGAAGCTTCAAAATCATAATCAGCAAATTCACTTTGTCTTTTAAAGTAATCTTTGAGTCGTGTTTTGATACTATCAAAATCGAGATCTGTTGATGTTATTGTTGTTGCCATTTATCTTAACCTTGTTAAATTTAATTCTACTGAATCTTGTTGTAAAGTAGCTACTATTAAAAAATTTACTTTAACTCTTACTTCGTGCCTATCTGGGCTTACTACACTCGTAATATTTATTACTCGAGCTCTCGGTTCAAACGCTTCAATGGCGCTTGCAATATCACTCTCTAAATTTACATCATCTATTTCAGTGCTTAATCTAAACAGCATGGCAGAAAGGTTACCACCAAACCTATGCATAAAAGGTCTTTCAGTGAAATTAGTTAATAGTAAATTTCTTACTGCTTGTTTTACAGCTGCTCCACTTGTTTTTTTAAAAACATCTGCAGGTAAATTAGTACCTGAATCATCTGTTCCTATAAATTTTGCAGTAAATGATAAATCAATATCTTGATCAACACGTGTTCGCGAAACAGCTATACTGGTTTTATTAAGATTTCCATCTTCATTCGAAAAAACTCTTGTAGGCATTCTGTTTCCTTAAGTATTTGTTCTATTTATACATGAAATTACGTATAACCACCCGATGAAGTACTTGATGATCCACCGCCCGATGATCCACTTGAAGAAGCACTTACTTCATTTGAAGGATATAATGTGTATAAGTTTGCATTATAATTCTGAACAGCATGATTTTGATTAGACAATGGCATCCAAAATTCTATCTCAGGATATTCTATAAATGTATGTTTATGAAAACTTTCTCCGACTTTACTTTGATCTAAGTATATCGGATAGAAATAACCTTTTTGACCGGATGAACCTCCGAAGTTACTAGTTCCAAATACTACATATACTTTATCTTCATCTAGTGGTTGTGGTGCAGATGAAGTTGTTGTTTCTTCTTCTCCAACTTCTAAAAATTCACCTGTGGCTTGAACAGCATTATTAAATCTTGTTTCAATAACTTCATTATATGTCACATTCCATGGTGATATTATTTCAGGCATGATTAATACTATATCAACATGCAATCTACCATTTGTATTATAACTATCATAGTTTAATATTATCTTATCATAATCTATATTATTTTTAAGATAGACTGCAAGGTCGAATGTTTTATCAAATGCTATCTCTCCATCATCGCCGATCAATTCATACACTACAGCTCTTCCATTTGTCTTCAAATAGTTTATACCATCAGTTACATCTAAATCTTCGTTAGGCCCTTCTCTATAAAAACCTTCAGATACTACTAATCTAAAATTTTCAAAACCTTTTGCGCCCCGTAAACCAGGCGATGAATTTATTGATTGCATTACTTGAGCATGTAAGTAATACTGTTTAGCTAATAACAGTTTATCAGGAGTTGCTAAATGATTTAAACTATTAGGATCACTGTAACTACCTAAAAATTTAGATAGTGTAATACTTTGTGCTAATCGTGTACGTCCTGTTATTTCAGATTGAAACGTAGGGTCGTATTGAGCATCAGGTAATATATCTTGTGTACGTGCCATTATGTGTTATATACTTTCGATTTAGGATTAGAAGGTCCCATAGGTTCATTTCCTCTTTGTGATTTATCTTTAATACTTACAGACTTTCCAAATTTTGGTGGAATAGTATTTGCAAAATCTTTTGAAACTAATCCTTCAGAGATAACCTCACCAACAAATGTTTCATTAGCAAGAGTCTTAGGATCACGTAACTTTGATCTAGTAGATTTTGCATTCAAATCAGTCACGGTTATTCCACCATAGTTTCTACTTCTATCAACTGTAAATTTTAAATCGTCAAACGTATCTATTTCAACCTGTCTAACACCATATTCTGGATTAGCTAAAGCAGAATTTATTTCAGTTGATGTTGGTCTTGCTGTTTGAACAGTATCAGTTGCAGTGTTTGTTGGAGCTGATGCTGATCCGCTTGCGCCGATAGCTCCTGCTGTTCCAGATTTTTGAGCTTCAACTGCTTTATCAGCTGTGCCTTTAACATCACCATGGAATGTTGGTGCAGTTACACCATTAGTGAAAGTTGATGATTTACCGAATATATTTTGTGAATAAAAGGTTACTTGATCGCCACCTATTGTTCCAGTGTTTCCAACTGCAGTTAAACTTGTTGCAGTAATGTTTATATCTGGTGAAGATGTAATTATTTTTTGTTCACTCGTCATAACTAATTGTCCGCCAGCATCTAATTCAATTATGCCTTGAACATTGTTTTCATAATTACCTTTAACTATTTGATTTTTATCACTTAAGACTGTTTGTGTATCTGTACCTAAAACCGTTTCAGCTTTGTTTTGACCTATGTCTGTAGTTTTATTTTTAGTGACGCTTTGTATTGAATTACTTTTTATGATTTCTTCTTTATCACCTACAACATTTACATTAAAATCACCACCAACTTCTAAATCAAAATCGCCTGCAACTTTCATTTTTAAATTACCATTGTATACTACTTCACCATCACCTTCAACAATGACTTTTTCATTACCAGCTATTATTCGTAATGTGTTATTAGTAGAACTATAAATTACTGTTCCGTCTGCGCGCATCTCAACACCTGAGCCAGTCCTATGTCGAATCATAACTCTTTCTCGACCATTAGTATCATCATACTCTATAATATGACCAGATGACGTTTCTTTGACTTGATTCTCAGGATATTGAGCAGAAGGTTCATCATTTAATTCTAAATCAACACCAGGCACACTTCCACCAATATACACATTTGCAACTCGTGTACCACGTGCAATGTTGTTTACTCCAGAAACACCTACGTATTCTTTCCTAGGAAATCTCTTATCTGGATCAGATCGTCCATCATCCGGATTGTTTAAACCACTAAATTCATTTGGATCTACATTATCGATATCAGCCATTAAGTACTCCTATTTTGTTTTAAAGTAGAACCAAGAGTTTTAACACTGTTTACATCTGTATTAACTTTATTAACAATATTATTAATCAATTTATTATTTTCTTTCATTTTAGCCTGAGCTGCTTTATAATCAGTATCAAATTTTGTTTTTAAATCTCCGTCAGGTAAATTTTCTGCACCAAATTTATCACTAATTGCATTTCTACTGTCACCATTCAAAGATGCTAGTGCAGCTCCTGCTTTCTTAAACATTCCATTAACATCATTATTAAATCTTTTACTTTCTGCAAGATTGGTAATAGTTTTATTTGCTTCTGCATAAGATATAGGTTTTGATATAGTAGACGATGTTTTAGCAATAGTTGCAGGCCTTGTAATTGCAGTTTGCAATTTTGGTGGAAACTCATCAAGATTGGTAAGATCATCATAGCGATATACAAATCTATATTTAGATTTTACGTTTTGTCTTACATCAAAAGTATTTTGCGTACGATCACTTGCTTCGCTCGTAGCATACACACCACAATCAGGAAACACTGTAAACCAAGATTTTAGAAATCTATCATATGTTTCGAATTGTTTAGAGTTAGGTGGGGTTCCGCCAGAAAGTATAGTTAATTGCACACCAGTTTTATAAAATCTTGGATATGCTATAGGTGTACGAGTTTTATCTATTGGCCTTGCTCTTTGTAAACTTCCATCTGTTAGAATTATATAGTGAGAGTTTATTCCATATTCATTAGGCCTTATTGATATTCTTTCTATTGCTGTTTCAGCTGCTGTTTTACCATCAGATGCAGTATTAGTGTCTTCAATTTCTCTAGTTAAAAATCGCAGTTGAGCTTTTTTAACAATTTGATTCATCGCTTTTGCATTAGCTTTTTCAGGAGGACCGGTGTATTTTGCAGGTTCGTGTATAAACAATCCTCCTATGAAATCATCACCGCCATTTTTGGGGCCTCTATTACAACTTTTAAATTCTGTGATTAATTCTTCTACTGAATTGACAAAGGTAAATTTGTAACTTTCGGGTGTTGCGTATCCAGCAAATGCATTTTGATCTTGCAATACATATGATATTTTTGGTGTACCGACACTTACTAAGTTTCCTCTACTCATATAATTAGCTACATTAGTTTGGCCTCCACCAGATTCGATTAAATCTAAAGCGCCACCAGTAATTCCAGATATTCCATTTTTAATATCACCAAATACACTTGATACTTTATTCAATAAACCAGCTACAAATTGTGCACCTAAATTTTGTTTACTTCTACCTAATCCAGAAAATGCTGCAAGTGGATTTAAGTTAAAACCTGCCGAATTCAATTTATCTTTTAATTTATCTTTGTATATTTTAGATGATGCCTGTACGGCAACGGTAGAAGGATTGTTTTCTGGTTTTAAAGATTCAATAGTTCTTGATGGACTAATAGAAACATTTGACGCGTATGTTCTTATTTTTTGTGGAGGAAGACTTGCAAAGTTTTTCTGCATTTGTTTAAGTAAAGCTGCTGGTGATCCGCTAGTAACTATTTTTTTCAATGAACCTGAAGCTGCAGGTGCAACACCGAATATACTTGTAAGTTGAGATGCATTAGTAGTATTTACTGTTAAGCTTCCATCACCCGCTGATCCTGTTAGTTTAACTGGCATTGCTCTTTTAGTTATTGTTTCGCTTTCTTTAGCAAATGGTGTTAAAGATTTAAATCCATTGACTTCTTTTAAATTACCAATGGTTGAACCTTCGTTACTAATTTTATTAGTTTGCGTATTTTCTAATTTCGTAGAGAAGAACGGTTGATTATTTTTAGCAGCTCTATTAACATCTTCCTTTGTAATTAATTTTCCAAACTGATCTCTTTGTGGAAGGGTAGAGGCTTCGTAGTCAATCTCTAACTCTGTATCAAAATTTGTTCTAATCGTTAAAATTAATGTTGTTGAATTAAATTTCCACAAACTGCCAGGAATTTTTGTGTATCTATGAGTTGGTCCAGAATTATTTAAATAAATTTTTCTATACTCTGGATTAATAAGACGCCTCATTTGAACCATACTAACCTGAAAAGTACCTGATGGTAATTGTATTTTGTCTCCTCTAGCTATAAATTTTGCCATTATACGTTCACCAATTTATCGAATACTTCTTTTGCGTAGCTTATTCTTTTTTCTGTATGTGCAAATTGCTTATTAGGTCTTTCATAATTATCTTGAAATAACTCAGCTGCTCTCTTGACTGTAGTTGATTTTCTTAACGGGCCATCACCTAAGTAGTTAAATGTTTCTAACTCGTACTTAGTAAATAATAATTGTGCACCTAACGTTAAATGATCTAAACCTAAGTTAGCTGAATATTCTCTTAGTTGACCTAATCTATTGCCAGCCGCTTTTGCTGGATTCCATTGTGCTATTCCAACTGAACCTTCATCTTGAAATCCTGATATAGTTTTTGGGTCCAGTGATGGGCCACATTCAACACAAAAGTTACCTATAATACCACAAGCCTGTTCTACTGTATAATCTCCACCTTCTTCTGAAACAAAGAAATTAAATGCCTTTTCAATGTTAGTGTTTCCATCTAAATCTAAATCTATATTTCCTATTCCAGATTTTTTATTAAACGATGGATATGATGGATCAGCATCACCACTTTGGTTAGCATAAGTTTCTATCTTAGGTATTGACCCTATAACTAAAGGCAATTGCGAATTTCTTCCATCTAAAAATATACCATACACCTGCGCTCTTGGTTTTAAACTACTATTAGCGCCTAAACCTGAACTACCGCCTTCTGTTACAGGTATTGCGACTTGTGCCCAAGGTAAGTCTGCATTAGGTATTAATGTAGTATCTGGAGTATGTATACCTTGTATACGAACTTTAACTCTATCGAGTTTAAGTGGATCATTTACATCTATAACTAATCCTATAAACCATCTACTATGATCACCATAAAAGATTTGACTCATAATGAAAAATCCTCTTCTAACGAAGCAAGTCTACCACACAGCAAAGTAGTATTGTAAAAAGATTCGAATGCGTGTTTTGCTGAAACAATTACATAATCACCTGATTTTTTAGTATCAAATTTTATTATGTCGCTCCCTTGTGCTGAGCTTTCATTATCTACAAATAATATTCTTATAATTTTTCCTATCGTATAGTTTTCATCTCCAGTTAAAAACTCTCTGCCTTTTACAGTTATTTCAATAGGTGATTTACTTAAAAACGATTTTAAAGCTCCTGATATTATTTTCTTTTTATGATTTCCTGCGTTGTCATCATCGTGTAAACTTTTAAAATTTTGTAGTCCATTTGTGTATGCACCTGATTGTGATATCTGTGTTATGGATCTAGCATTATATGTAGAAATATTTTTATCATTTAACTTATATTCAGGCGCATATACATATCTTTCGTTTCTACCACCTAATAAATTGTTAGAAGCTAGTTCTTGAAACACGTCTTCTACATCAAACTTAACTCTGTACGGCACTGCTGTCATAGTATTATAAAAATAGTATTCTGCTCCAACAAACCCGTTGTCTATAAGTGAATGTAGATTTTCTGTGTCTGCTATTTTAAAATTTAAAATATTATAATGTTTAGCATTACTGATAGCGTTTGTAGCTAAGCTAGGTGCGTATATAAACGGAGTTGTAGTGTTAATTACTTGA